AGGTGAGCGGCTCGGCCAGCGTCAGGGTTTTGCTGCCGGCATCCCAGCCGACCACGTCGCCATACTGCCCCCATTGCGGCATGTCATGGCTCACGGCGATCAAGTCGCCCAGCGAAGGAATAAACCCTTCCATTTCGGTGCTGAAACTCAGATGGCGGCGGCGATAGCGATTGCATGCGGCCATGTACATGCCCTCGCGCCAGGCGTGCGCCCGCGAGGTAATGCCGACCGCCTTGATCTGCGCCGGTTGGGCGCTGGTGCCGCTGGGCAGGGTGGCGCGCACGGTGCGCCATGACCAGATGGCCGAATCAAAATAGGAGACGTCGACGGCGTCGGGCGATTGCTCCGAGGCCATCGCATAATCGAGCTTGAAACTGCCCTTGACGATGTTGCGGCCAGAGAACAGCGCCACCGGTAGGGTCACAGCCTGGTCGCGGAACAGATGCACGATGCCGCCCTGCAAATAGGGTTGCGCGCGGCCGCAGCGGGCGATGATGGTCAATGCCTCCCAGACGGTGCCCGCCGCATCGAAAACGCCGTTGAATTGGTCGCCGCGGGCGGTCCAGGTAGCATCGAGGGCGAGCAGTTGCGCCAGGTCGATGCGGGCGTCGGCGAGCTTGCCGCCATAACTGGCTTTGCAAGCGTCGGCGAAGGCCCAGGCAATTGAATTGGTGGCGGTATTGGCCGACCAGGTGGTGCCGTTCCAGATCGGCAGTTTGCGCGTGACCAGCGCATTGAGTTTGCGCGAGGCTTGCGCCGACAGATTGTTGCTGGCCAGCATGCGCACCGCCAACAGGGTGCACTGACCGTAGGCCTGCGCGCCGGGCAGATAACCGCGCAGTGCGGCCCAATCCAATTCATGCGCGGCGCGGCTCGACGTATCCTTGGCGTTGGTGCGCGTCAGGCGAACTTCATAGCGGCCGGCGCTGACCGTGTAGCGATAGGATTTGCGCACCGGCGTAGTGGTGGCCTGGGTCAGCGTTTCACTGCCGAGGGTGAAATAACTCCCGATCGCCACCCCGAGGTCATTGATCAGGCGCGCCTCGACCGTCCAGGTGACGGTGCGGTTATCCAGCCCGCCGCCGTCGTTGGCGTAATAGAGGCCGCGCGGGCAGACAATATCGATGCCGATGGCGTTGACGGTCGTGGTCGGCGCATTGGCCGGGAACGGGCCGATTGGCGTGCCGTTGGTGGCCTCCTGGCCCGATACCAATCCCGAGGTGGTGACGTTGGCCGGGAACAGTGACACCGAAGCCCCCGGCGCCACCACTTCGTAAGTGATTTCCGAAAAGGTGCTGACCGATGTATCTTCAATGCGAATATCTGAGACGGTGTATTCGCCCTGTCCGATCAGCAGTAATTGATAGAGGTATTGGTCGTTGCCGTTGTATTCGGTATAAGGCATCGCCGCGAAATCGGGATAGACGCGCATCGTCCCGTAGATCACCGGCAAGGGTTGATTGATGCGCGCCTGGTTGCCTTGCGCCTGCACCGAATAGGTCGGCGAGGCCGCTGCCAGATCGTGCGCGCCCGCGGCGGCCGGCGGCTTGGGTGGCGGCAACAGGGTATTGACCAGCATCGAGCCGACAATGCCGACACCAAATTTGACTAGGCCGATACCGATGGCAGAGGTCACGCCCATTTCACCGGCGAGCGCTATACCCAATTCCGGTGCGAAAGCAAACACCGCCAATTGCAAAATCATGTTGAGCGGATTGGACCCACCGCCGCCGCCCTGCGGCAACACCACGAAGGCCACCATGTCGCCGTCTTTGACGCGGCGATTCCAGGTATTGCGTAGCTGCGGCGCGCCATTGACCAGGCAGATAAACGGTTGCTGGGTGCGCGGCGCGAGGGCGCGCAATTTACGCCGCCGGCCGACGGTGCGGCATTCCCGATGCTGCCACGGATTGAAGGGGTCGCGGACGGTGGTAATCGATGCCTTCATGGCGCCGCCTTCAAGCGATAGATGTCGGTCACATTCCAGCCGGAAGCGCGCAGGGCCGCCGCCGATTGAAAGACCACGCCGATGCCTTCCAGCGCCGACAACACCCCGCCGCCGTCGGTATCCAGCCAGATGCCGACATGGTGCGGCGCATGAGCGTGCGACAGTTGCAGAATGTCCAATTCATCGGCCACCGCCACGCGGGTGAAACGGTCATATTCGGGAAAGCGGTTAAAGGCGCGGGCGCAGGACAGCAGCGAATGCGCGTCACAATTGACGCGCGGAATATCGACACCGAAGACGTCTCGATAAATGGACCGCACCAGGCCCAGACAATCAAACGCATCAGGACCGTCGGCACCGGCCTGCCAGGGTTTGCCAATCAAATCGAAGGCCCAACGGCTCATGAGGTCACCAGGCCGGGGAAGCGTTCGGCGGTATAGAGTTCGGCGGGGAATTTGCGATTGGCGACATCGCCAAAGGTGGCGCGCGCCTGAATGCGAAACACGTCGGCCGTGACGCTGATAATGACCAGCGTCAGCGGCGGCACAGCCTGCGGCACGGTCAGATTCGAGGCCAGATAAGGCCGATAGGTGACTTCGATCAAATCCGGTGTCTGCGCCGCGGCATCCATGTAGCCGACGATTTCACTCGATACGTTGTCGATTAAAATGGTGATTTCCGGCGCGCCATTGGTGCTGACTTCCGGCGGCGTGAAATTAAAGGCATAGGCCGTAAAAGTCACCGCGGTGCTGGCGTCGACCGGCGCGGTACTCTCCAAGGTGGCGACGCAATCCTGATAGTCGCGCACCACGCGGATCGGCGTGGTAAAGCTCGGGTGGCGAAATTCGAGCGTATGCAACACCGTGTCGTTGCTCGGGGCGCTGGCGTAGGCTTCGCGCAAGGCTAATGAAAGCGTGGTGTCGGTCATGGTGGGCTAGAGATAGGGCGCCAGGGCGGCGGACGACATTTGCGTAAAGGCATCGACGTCCAGGGTGGCACTGACATGCCAGCGGCGGCCGTCGGGCGCGGCGGTGTAGGGGCCGGAGAATTTGGCGGTGACGGTTTGCGCGGCATACCCGTTTTTGAGGGTGAGCGTGAAGGCGGCGGCGCCGTTGGCGATCTGCTGCGCATACCAGGCTTCGAAAATCGCCATTTGCAAATCCGAGAATACCCAGGCGCAGGGCACCGCCGTCGGCGTGCGCGTGTAGCGGTTGCGGGTGCGCTTTTTGCCGGCATCCATATCGGTACGGATGGCGGTATCGAGCGGCTGCAATTGGTAGCCGGAAAGCAGCGGCTTAGGGAGCGAGGCAGGCCAGGCGGGCATGGGGTGGAGTCCTTAACGCATGGCGCCGGCGGCGCGGTTGAGGCCGTAAGCGCCTTCCAGCGTCGCGGCAAAATCGCCACCGCGGCGCACGTCGCTGGCCATCGAGTTTTTAACCTGCTCGACCAGTACGGTAATGATGTTTTGCCCGCCCTGATTCGATTGGCTGACCTGGCCGCCCTTGCCCGGCGCTTCGACGACATTGACGACCACGCCGCCACCGCCTAGGGCATTATTCGGCGTGATGCTGCCCGATGCGCCCGCCGTGAATAGTTCCGGCCCGGCTTCGCCAACCAGATAGGTGGTGCCAGCCGACACCGGGCCGCCGCCCGCCTTGCCACCACCGAAGCCGAAGAAACTGCCGATGTCCGCGAACAGGTTGCCGCCCTTCATAGCCGCAGCCAGCGGGCCGGTGATCGATTGCTGGATTTGTATGCGGATCAGGTCGGTGATGATGTTATCGGCCAGGCTTTTAAAATCGAGCTTACCGCCTTTAACAAAGGTCACCAGCGCATCTTCCATGCCCTTGAAGGCATCGGACATCAACTTTTCCGATTGTGCGGCAACGTTGGCCACCGATTCGAGATAGGACTGCATGCCTTTGTCGGCGCCATGCGCAAACGAGGCATTGAGGCGTTCCTGTTCGTTATAGAGATCGATCACGGTTTGCCGCTGTACCTGTTCGGCGTCCGCCAATTCGATGAGGCGCGCCTTGAAGGTTTCCACCGCTTGCGGGTTGTCCCAGAAGGCCGGCGACTGGTTGGCCATGCTTTCGCGTGCCTTCTGCGCAACACTGGCGACTTCGCGCAAGGATTCGGCGCGCGCCTTGTCGGCGGCCGGCATATCTTTTTCGCTGAGTTTGGCGGCCTGGTTGGCATAGGCATCTTGCGCCGTGCCAAGGTGCTGGTCGAGGGCGCGGGCGGCCTTCTCCGTTTCGGCCTGGCGCTTCATGGCTTCCGTCAATTTCTCGGCAGCGACAGCGGCAGAGACTTGGCTGGTCATCCAGTCTTTGACCCCTTGCGCCGCGGTTTTCCAGAAATCGGATTCTTGCAACAGGGCAAAGTCTTTTTGCGTCTTGGTGAGGTCCATGCCGGCAAAGGCGGCTTCCTCTTCAGCACTGGTGACCGTCTTCAGCAGATCGGCATAGAGTTTGGCGCCGGCCAACAGCGGCGAATCTGGACCCATGGCTTTGCCGGTATCGGGCGGCAGCGCCGGATTGGTTTTCAGTTTGCTGGATGCCGATTCGGCGGCGGCCTGCGTGACCAGTTTGTCGCGGGAGGCGATGGCGGCATCGAGCCGGCGC